CATCAATACCTAGATACTGATACCAGCTTGGGTGCTCTATATGCACAGGACGATGTTTCCATTTGGCCACTAGGTTGTAGTAGTCTGGCTTGTAGGGCATGCGCATAGGCTTCCATAGCTTTGTACCTTTTTTATGATTACACGGTTTACAGGCAGCTACGCTATTTTCCCACGTGGTTTTACCACCATTTGCACGTGGAATCATGTGGTCAATGGTCAGTTCGCCTCCAGGGAATGTATCACCGCAGTACTGGCATTGATACAGGTCACGCAGGTACAAGTGAGCACGACTGAAGCGTACACCACGTTTGTTGTTGAAGTAGTTCTTGGTTACAGCAACAGCAGGATAATGAATTGTCAAGTTAGCACTACGAGCAACATGATTGTCGTAGGTTTCCAACACCGTGATACGGTCCAAGAACATCAGCTTGATGGCGTGTTGCCAATTGATAATACTCAGCGGTAGAATGCTGATTGGCTCAAAATTAGAATTTAAGAGTAGGCAATTCATGTTAAATACTTATATGTCAAAAAGTTTAGAAAACGTAATTGTTAAAAAGGCTCACCAAATTGAAAGCTACACTGAGCTACAAATACGCGAGTTAGCAAAATGTGCAGATCCAGTAACGGGTCCGATGTATTTCATGGACAACTACTTCCATATACAGCATCCTACCAAGGGTAGCATACAGTATCATCCGTTTGAGTACCAAGAAAGATTGATTGACACCTACCACAATTATAGATTCTCTATCAGCCTGATGCCTAGACAAACGGGGAAATCAACCAGTGCGGCAGGGTATTTATTATGGTACGCAATGTTCGTACCGGATTCTACAATTTTAGTAGCGGCACACAAGTATCTAGGCGCACAGGAGATCATGCAACGTGTGCGATATGCTTATGAAAACTGTCCTGATTTTATACGAGCAGGTGTCACCTCCTATAACAAAGGCTCAATTGATTTTGAAAACGGATCACGTATTGTGGCGCAAACAACTACAGAAAATACAGGTCGTGGTATGAGTATTTCACTTCTCTACTGTGACGAGTTTGCATTTGTGCGACCAACTATTGCCAAGGACTTCTGGACATCCATTACACCTACACTGGCAACAGGTGGTAAGTGTATTATCACCAGCACACCAAACTCAGACGAAGACCAGTTTGCGCTGATCTGGAAAGGTGCTAACAAGTGCGTGGACGAGTTTGGAAATGAAACAGAACTAGGCGCAAACGGATTCAAAGGATTCCGTAGTAACTGGAGAGAACATCCAGACCGTGATGAGAAGTGGGCAGGCGAAATGAAATCGCAACTAGGGGAAGAGCGTTTCCGACGTGAAATGGAATGCGAGTTCTTGATCTTTGATGAGACCTTGATCAATGCTGTTGTACTGTTTGAAATGGGTGGTATTGAACCAATTGAAAAACAAGGACAGGTACGCTGGTACAAAAAGCCACAACGTGGCTGTACCTATGTTGTTGGGCTAGATCCTAGCCTGGGCACAGGTGGCGACCCAAGTGCAATACAAGTATTTGAATTGCCGGGATTAAAACAGGTAGCTGAGTGGCAGCATAATAAAACACCTGTGCAACGGCAAGTGGCCATACTCAAAGAAATTACCAGCTATCTAGTAAGTGCTACAGATAATACCAGCGTTTACTACTCCGTGGAAAACAATACCCTGGGCGAAGCCGCACTGGTTGCTATCAGCGAAGTTGGTGAAGAAAACATACCGGGCATATTCCTTAGTGAGCCCGCAAGAATAGGCAGTAGCAGAAGCCACCGCAAGGGATTTACAACCACAAACAAAACCAAGCTGGCAGTTTGTTCTAAATTCAAGAGCCTGGTTGAAACTAAAAAAATGACTATTGCAAGCTCAAATCTAATCAGCGAGCTTAAAACCTTTGTTGCCCATGGAGTAAGTTATGCGGCAAAACTGGGCGAAACTGACGATCTAGTCATGGCCACGCTACTGGTAGTACGCATGGTGCAACTGCTCAAAGAGTTTGATAGTCAGCTGGATAACGAACTGCGTGATGCGCTCACTGACTATGTAGAGCCCATGCCGTTTGTGATGTCAACAGGATCTGGTTGGTAATAGGCTAAATACAGCATTAGGAAACCAATACAATGTCACGCGAAATAGAAAAAATTGCCGAAGATTTATTTGAAAAAGTCCGTAGTAGATTTGAGAATGTTAACTTAGGCAACGAAACTGCTAAAGCAACTCCAAATCCAGAAGAAGCACGATTCTTCAATTTTGACTATGTTAGCAAGGACGGCGAAAACTTTGGTAATATCACACTCAGCCTGATCGACGAAAACAGCCTAAAAATCTATTTCAGCAGAAACATCAGCGAAAAGCTAGATGATGTACAGCGCAAAGAATGGTATGAGTTCTTACACGAACTACGCTATTTTGCCAGACGTAATCTATTGACATTCGACACTCGAGACATCAGTCGAAGTAATCTACATATTAAGGATCTAAAACAAGTGAGCAAAGCAGACAGCACCCTAGGCACCCAAGATGTCAAAGTTACAGAAAGCCGCATGTACGGAACTCCAATGACCAGCTTTGAAAATGTTGGTGCCGCACGTATCAGGATCGTACACACCGAAAGCGTGAACACAGAAGTTCGTGGAAGCCGAGCCAGACATATCAATGCAATCTATGTAGAAAACGACCAAGGCGAACGTTTCAAGATGCAACATAACAAGTTGGCTGGCGCAAGAGCAATGGCTCGCCATATCGCAGAAGGTGGAGTGCCTTACGATGATGTAGGCCAACACCTGAATGTCATGGTCCAGGAAATGACTGAACTAAGTCGCTTTGTTCGCGGAATGCGTAATCGCACATTTGAAGACAGCACTGCCAATGGTATGGTAGAGGCAGCAACAAGTTATTATCATGGCATGCACCGACAACTGAATCACCTCAAAGGTGCAAAAGCATATCGATCATTTGTTGAAAGTTTTGAACCACAGGCACAACAACTAGACGAAGTAGATGTTAACAGCATGAAAGAAAAATTCGTCAAAAAAATATTTGATGATCGCATGACGGCAGCACTCCCACTGGTACACAAAGCATATCAGCTACATGAGCAAGCAAAACAAAAACAAATTGACACAGTGCGTTCCGTCGTAGAAAACCGTTTGCCTTTAAAATTGTTAGCCAACGAAGGCATGGATGAATATATCAAGGCATTAACATTTTTACATCCAACAGACCTGGTAGTAAAAGTGTTAGAAGACATTGCTCAACGTGCATTAGCAAATCCTGAAATTTCAGAGTTTGCCAAACACTGGGCAACCAATTACAACAATGTAACAGAAGACAGTGACCAAACTCTAAAAGAAAATCAAGCACTGGCAGTTAAGTTAGCCACACACTATCTACGCGACCTACGCAATCTCAAAGAAGGATTACGAATCGGCGAAAACGAAATTAATTATATTGACTTTGACTCAGGCTCCGAGATCATGGAAGGTACATGGGCATTACCAGAAACTCCAGAAGATCTAGAACAACTAAAAACACTCATGGCAAATCCAATGGAAGTGGGCACTGATGCTGAAAACGCTACCAGTGCCCTGTATAATCTTATTGGTGACGACGAACTGTTTGATCGTCTAGGCGACTTGGCCGACAACGAAGGTCCTAGAGCAGATGCCCGTGATGTGGTAAAACATTTCATGAAGCAAGAGATGCCCGGACTGTATGATAAACTTGGATTGAGCGATGCTGCAGAAATGGATCAGGCCATACCAGCTCAAACTCCGGCAGCAGCACCACCACCTCCAGAACCAACTGCGGCACCCGGAACGGGTCAACCCGTGGTCAGTGAAGAATTGGCAATAATCAAACGACTTTCGGGCATTCAATCGTTTTTGATAAAATAAGATCAAAAGCCTCTTGCAAGACTAAATAAAAGTGCGTATACTACAAGGTGTGCGCAAACAAACTATCATGGCACATTTAAAACTTTCATTAAGGAGAAAACATCATGGCAACTACATTAGCCGAAATCCGTGCAAAACTACAAGCAGCCGAGAGCCGTCAAGGCGGTAATCAAACTGGAGGCGACAATGCAATTTATGCGCATTGGAACATAGCCGAAGGTACAAGCGCAAAAGTCCGTTTCCTTCCAGACGGCAACTCCAAAAATTCTTTCTTCTGGGTCGAACGACTCATGATCCGATTGCCTTTTGCAGGCATCAAAGGTCAAGCAGACAGCAAACCTATTGTTGTACAAGTTCCATGCGTGGAAATGTATGGCGAAGCATGTCCTGTACTTGCTGAAGTACGTACTTGGTTTAAAGATGCGGCACTAGAAGAAATGGGCCGTAAGTACTGGAAGAAGAAGTCTTACCTGTTCCAGGGTTTTGTTCGTGAGAACCCAATTGGCGATGACAAGACTCCAGAGAATCCAATCCGTCGTTTTGTGATCAGTCCACAAATTTTTAACTTGATTAAGAATGCGTTAATGGATCCAGAGATGGAAAATATGCCAACAGACTACACCGGAGGTCTTGATTTCACTATCAAGAAAACTTCCAAAGGTGGTTATGCTGACTACAGCACTTCTAGCTGGGCTCGTAAAGAATCTGCACTTATAGCAAATGAACAATCCGCAATTGATACACATGGCTTGTTTAACCTGACAGACTTCTTGCCTAAAAAGCCAACTGATGTTGAGCTTAAAGTTATCAAAGAAATGTTTGAAGCCAGCGTTGACGGTCAAGCATATGATCCAGAACGTTGGGGTGCTTACTACAAGCCACCGGGCTTACAGAACAATAATGCATCGTCAGCAAGCGCACCGGCAGCACATGATGCTGAGGACGATGTTCCTGCCAAGGCAGCACCTGTTGCCAAGCCCGCACCTGTTGAAGTACCAGAAGCAGAAGAGCCTGTTGCAAAACCAGCCGCATCTAGCCAACGTGCAGAAGACATTTTGGCAATGATTCGTAATCGTCAGAAGTCTTAAACACAATTTGGGCCTCTACACCGTTGTGTATGCCCAGATTATCAACTATACTAATGACAAGAGGAATCAACTATGGCAAAACCATTTGACCTGAGCAAGTTCAGGAAAAGCATTACAAAAAGCATTGACGGTATTTCCGTGGGCTTTAACGATCCAGATACCTGGATATCTACAGGCAACTATACACTAAACTATCTTATCTCTGGAAACTTTAATAAAGGTATTCCAATGGGCAAGGTCACTGTGTTTGCAGGTGAATCGGGTGCAGGCAAATCATTTATCTGTTCAGGTAACTTGATTCGTCATGCACAACAGCAAGGTATCTACCCAATCCTTATTGATAGCGAAAACGCTCTTGATGAGAAATGGTTACACGCACTTGGTGTAGACACAGCAGAAGACAAGTTGTTGAAACTTAACATGGCCATGATTGATGATGTGGCCAAGATGATTAGCGAATTTGTCAAGGAATACAAAACCATGTCAGAGGCAGACCGTCCTAAGGTATTGTTTGTGGTTGACTCATTGGGTATGTTGCTGACGCCAACAGACGTTAACCAGTTTGAAGCAGGTGACATGAAAGGTGACATGGGTCGTAAACCCAAAGCACTGGCTGCATTGGTTCGTAACTGTGTGAACATGTTTGGTAACTTGAATCTAGGCCTGGTATGTACAGCACACACCTATGCAAGCCAGGACATGTTTGATCCTGACGACAAGATCTCAGGTGGACAAGGCTTTATATATGCGAGTAGTATTGTTGTTGCCATGCGTAAACTCAAGCTCAAAGAAGATGAAGACGGCAACAAGATTTCAGAAGTAAAAGGTATTCGTGCCGCTTGCAAGGTCATGAAAACTCGCTATGCCAAACCGTTTGAATCAGTACAAGTTAAGATTCCATACGAATCTGGCATGAGCCCGTACTCGGGCCTAACAGACATGATGGAATCTAAAGGATTATTGCAGAAGGAAGGCAATAGTCTTAAATACACCCTAGCAGACGGTACAGTTATCAAACAGTTCCGTAAGGCCTGGGAACGCAACGACGACGGATCACTGGATAAAGTGATGGCAGACTTTGAAGCTAATCCACACAAAGTCACTGCTGAACTTGTAGAGGAAACAGTAGAATGAGTATTGAAATTGATGCATTGATTGACGCATATACCATCATGAAAGAATATGTGCCTAGCAAAGATCGTCAAGCTGCCGCTGATCATGTGTTTAGTATACTAAACGACAGTGGCGTAAGTGAAGAAGATCTCAAACAGATTGCTGGCGCAGATTCATACCTTAAAAGAGCCAGTGAAGAATATCTGGATCTCGATGCCGAGGATCCAGATGAGGAAGAAATTGACTACGACTACGGTGACGACTGATGTGGTATAACAAAATAGTTGGGAACCTTGGGGAAATTCCAGGGTTTATTAACTATTACGAAGGTGAGTTAGGCAGTGCAAAAAATGATGTAAGGATAGCCGGGCTTGTGGAAAAAGGCCTGGCTAATCTGCCTGGTATCACTGAACATCGTTTCAACCAACTACAAGAAATTGAAGCGGTATTAAATTTCTTAAATATACAACTGCGGAAGATTCGAAGAAAACATTTCCAAAAATACCTAGAAAGCTATGCCCGTGCGCTGACCAGTAGAGATGCTGAAAAGTACGTGGACGGAGAAGACGAAGTGATTGACTTTGAAACCATCATCAATGAAGTGGCTCTGCTACGCAACAAATGGCTAGGTGTAATGAAAGGTCTTGAAAGCAAGAACTTCATGCTAGGACATGTGGTAAGACTTCGCACAGCAGGAATGGAAGATGTAACAGTATGACCAATTGGCAAGACAGAGCAGATGAACTATTAACAGAGTTTGATCTTTGCTGGAAGGCTCGTCCTCGCCAGAACACAGTTGACATACAGTTACTTAAAGATTCTTGTGCTAAGTGGGCACACCACTTGAACACACAACGTTCCTGGGGCAGTGATGCAGAAATAGCAGAAGCATACTACCAACTTGAGCCAAAGCTAAAAGAACTAAAAGAACAAGTAATCATAGAGATACTAACACATGGATCGCTTTAACAACGCACATCAGAGTCACCAGCATAGTCTAAAAGTACTAGAGCTGGTATCCAACTACGACGACTTCATGGACAGCTTAACCAGCGTGGCTGACATGGGCTGTGGCGAAGGTCTAGACATCAACTGGTGGGCTCGCAATGAGTATATTGAGATCGTTGAAGATGAGCAAGGTAATATCACAGAAACTATTCGACCACGAAACTATCGTTGCTATGCAGTGGATAAAAACGTCCGGCAGATCAACAAAGAAATGCTACCAGACTCTGTGAACATAATTGAAGGCAACTTTGAACGCCGAGTGTTGAGTCGTCCAGTGGATATGATCTGGTGCCATAACAGTTTCCAGTATGCTACCAATCCACTGAACACGCTCAAGCTCTGGAACGAGCAAATGGTTACCAATGGCATGCTCTATATTGGTATTCCCTATCAATCCGGTTATGTAAACAATCGCTTGGTTGTGCGCAATCACAACTATGCGTATTTTAACCATAATTTTTTAAGCATGGTGTACATGCTGGCTGTGAACGGCTTTGACTGCAGAGATGCATACTTTCTCAAAGAAGCAGCAGATCCGTGGTTGCATATAGCAGTGTACAAAACAGATCATGAACCAATGGACCCTGCAGATACCAGCTGGAACGATCTGGCTGCTAAAAATCTGTTAAACGACAGCATGAAAAACAGTCTAAACAAGTACGGGTATCTGCGTCAAGAAGACATCATGTATGCATGGCTGGACAAGGACTTTCATTTTATCCAAGACTAAATACACTACTATGCGTGATTTAATCTCTATAACAAACAAACTATTTGAAGCTGATGTTAACAGCCTGCGTAAAGATATCATTGACCAGGTTAAAAAAACTCAGGACGAAGAGCTGTTAGACAAGATCTACACAGTGCTTAATCAGAGTGGTCTAACAGATCGTATTGCTGGCACCCTAGAGCGTGACACAGATACCAAAGGTTACGTAGACCTAATCACCCAGATTATCATTGACACCCCTGGTACCTTTCAAGAAAAGCATGATTTTATCAACGGATTCCCCACAGGGTATGTTGATATTGACAAGATGCTGAGTGGTAATCGTGTTGATTTTACTGATCTATTAACTGGTGGTAAGTTTGTAGTAGCTGTGTTCAATCGCTTGAAACGTGAAACATTTGGCAGTGCTAAAGGCCCAGGCGAATTTGCGCTGGCCGTTATGAGCCCACACATTCGAATCAATGGCAAAGGCGACTTGAACATTGGTGATCAAATCATTGAAGTTAAAGCATCAGCTGGTAAAGAAGTCAGTTCTGGTGGTGGACGATTAGGTGAAGGCGGCCTGATCAAATACGATGATGTTGCAAAAATAATAGAAAGAAATATCAAGGCTAAGTTATCGGTTGTGGCACCCAATGGTGTTGGCCTAGCAGGTTTAACTACATTAGCATCTAACATGAGCGACGCTCAGCGCAAGACCTTTGGAAAAGAACTGTTTGGCTACATGTTTAGTGAATCGGGTGCCAGCATTTCGGACCTAGTCAGTGCATTTGCCGCCGGCACAGATCTGCGTGATGCTTATATAAAAGCCAACTACGAGGCTTACAAAGCTACATCAGAATTTGATGGCATTATGATCATGAACTTTGCAGCAGGACAACTACACTACTTTCGTGATGTAAATGATCTTGTGCGCCATGTGTACAAAGGTATTGGTGTTTACATTGTGAGTAGCGATACCACAAAGTCTGCTCGCCAGATTCTAACACAGGTTACACTGGCTCCTTTTAAAGAACCAGCGGTAACATTGCCTGACGCACCAACTGGTAAGGTAACTCCACAAGTTACTGCCGAATTTGAACAAAGTGTTTTAGAATTTTGTGTTGATTTTTCAAGACAACAAGGTACAGACCCAGACACCGTACCTGAGATGTACCAATTGGTCATGAACATGTTTGCTGATGACAAAAATACCAAGTCTGTGATGACCAAGTTGAAAAAAGAGTATCCTAAGACCAAGGCAGCTCCAGCTGGCGGTGCTCCTGCGCCCACTCCAGTGAAAAAATCTACTCCGGTTGCTCAGCCTGCGCCAGTTCAGAAACCACAATCTGTTGCTCCAGTTGCTCAATCACCAGCTACACCTGCGCCTGGTATAGGCAGGCAAACTAGACAGCCCATACAGCCCGCCCAAACTGTAGAACCAATCAGACCACGCAGACCTGGTTGACCTTAACCAAAAAGTAAGATATAATACAGTCTAGGGCTGATAGCTTAATGGTAAAGCAGCGAACTCATAATTCGTTGAGTCTTGGTTCAATTCCAAGTCAGCCCACCAAATACCTGGCGTTAGTATAATGGATAATACAGCAAGCTTCTACCTTGCGAATACGGGTTCGATTCCTGTGCGCCGGACCAAAGGATACAATGACAAAGCGATCTAACATTGCCAAGGGTAGAGACAGTTACGATGCAGACGTAGGTGGTTCGCTGATTCCCTTTTTCAATCGCAATGTAACACCTTACCCAACTGAGGCAGGTGGTCCCAAGTTTGAAATGGTGCCTGTTACCAAGCAAAAAGATCTAATGATCAATCATGCCAGGATGTATGCCCAGCAGGAATATGATCGCATCATGGAACTGGTAGCGGTACTAGAAAAACAAGCACGGGATATCAAACGACGACTAGACATAACTGATGCAGTGCATGCCGCGGTATATGCTTTTCAACCTGTTATGGGCAATGTTTACTGGTTGGTCTGGGATCAACGCAAACAGCACACATTGTTGACACAACATGGCCCAAACGATTGGTCAAGCTCTGCACCAGATGACTACGAGTATCAAGCACAGGTCAAGTACATGGGCGATCACACCTGGTTAGAAATTGACCAGTCTGAATTGACATAAATAATTATTCAAGCTATTATATCTACATGAACTACAAGGCATTCCACAGCATACGATTACGAATACGATAATGTATTTGTAAATCTGCGACTGTGGTGAAATAGGTAGACACAAGAGACTTAAAATCTCTCGCCGCAAGGTGTACCGGTTCGATTCCGGTCAGTCGCACCAAACAATGCCCCTGTAGTTTAATGGTAAAACGGCGGATTTATATCCCGTAAGCAACAGATAATTGGTTCATGTGAGTTCGATTCTCGCCAGGGGTACCAGAAATAAATGCATCAAGTCTTTACCTATCGTTTTGTTGAGGTGCCGGGATATCAAGATCTAACAAAACTCATATATAAAAAACTTCCCCAGACTTTGTGTAACAAGCATGGTTTTTGGACCGTACCAAAAGCCTTCTTTAACAGTATCCCAAATTGCAAACAGACTGTAGAAAAATTTGGCAGCTGGAACGATATTTCTCAGATTGCATTGGTAAGCTCATTACCAACCGACAAATTCCCAATACACACTGATTTAGGGCATAAGCAGGCATTTGCATTAAATTTTCCATTATATAATTGTGATGAAGTGTATACTGCATTTTATAAATCTACTAAACAATTACAAGATTTACCAGTAGAAGTGACCCCGGATGCAATACTAGACATTTACCCTACAGAAAGCATGGTAGAATTTGACAGATATTACTTGACTCAACCGGTTATAATCAATACCTCAATACCTCACAGTGTGATTAATCAAACGTCAGACATCCGTTTAGCTATAACTATTAGATGGGCAACTGAGGTACTGCATGAAAACTTATTTTAAAAAACTTGATTTTATCTTACCGCCAATTGATATGAGTCGGATAGTAAATGGCCAAGTCATTGAAGTATATGGTGAAGAATACCGTGCTTACGAAATTGCTGATAAACTTTATTTTCGCGAACAGTACTCAAAAAAAATTCAGTTTAAACAACAACCGGATAGTATACATTACGCACGTATTGAACATAGTGGGGCATTTCCTCATGTTGATGGGGCTAGGACTGCAATCAACTACTATATTAATACTACAAATAATCTAACATTTTTCTGGGAACTTAAAAACAACAATCACGCACCTGACACACCGCCGGGGGATTCATTGGTTGTGAAATACGATACACGTCAACTACGGGTAGCATCGTGTTTTCGCGCATTACCAGATGAAGCTTATGTGTTATCAACTAATGAAATACACAGTGTTGGGCGATCACAAATTGCTGCCACTAGAGAACTTTTTCGATGGATCTGGCATGATTTAACAATAGACGAAGTTTTGGAAAATATCATTTTAATTAATGATTGACAGCATTGATTAAACTAAGTATAATAAATTTAGATTGGAAACGTGGCCGAGTGGTCGAAGGCAGCAGGTTGCTAACCTGTCGTACGTAGTAATATGTACCGAGAGTTCGAATCTCTCCGTTTCCGCCAAACATATGAAAATATTCGTCAACGGCACGTTTGACATTGTACACGTTGGGCATATACAGTTACTGAACTATGCACGAGGTCTGGGCAATCACCTGCTGGTGGCCATTGACAGCGATCGCAGAGTGCGACAGCTCAAAGGAGCAGACCGTCCTATACACAATCAAGATGAGCGTAAACTATTACTAGAAAATCTACGCTCAGTTGATGCTGTGAAAATATTTGATACAGCCGACGAGCTGGAACACATAATTATATTACACGAGCCAGACATCATGGTCAAAGGCAGTGACTACAGGAATCGGCCAATAATTGGCGAAGAACACTGTGGCCAAATTGAATTTTTCGAAAGAATCAATGAGTACTCAACAACCAAAACTATTCAACGTATTACTGATCGGTGATGATTGCAACGATATCTACACCTATGGTCGGGTAGATCGCATCAGTCCCGAAGCACCTGTGCCGGTGTTTGTGCCTTTGTACAGCATCCACAAAGATGGTATGGCTGGCAACGTGCGCAAGAATCTAGAAGCACTAGGATGCACAGTCAACTTCTTGCACGGAGCACCCAGCAAGAAAAAACGCTTGATTGATGAGCGTAGCAAACAGCATCTCATGAGGCTAGATGAAGATGTGGAAAGCAAACCTATTGTGTTTGAAACAGCCATTCCTGATGTGTATGATGCTGTGGTTATTTCGGACTACAACAAAGGCACAGTGACCTATGAACTGATTGAAGAGTTGGTTCGAGAAGTAAAAGTGCCAATCTTTATTGACACAAAGAAAACAGACCTGGCCCGCATGGGCGGCTGCTATGTAAAGATCAATGCACTGGAGCAGAGTCGTGCTACCAGCCATCATCCCCAAGATGATCATTTGATTGTCACACAGGGACATCATGGTGCAAGATGGAATGGTTGGGTTTATCCTGCAGAGGCAGTGGGAGATGTAACTGATGTATGCGGAGCAGGAGATACGTTTTTAGCGGCTCTTGTGTACAGGTTTTTGCAGACAAATCACATGCCTGAGGCGATAAAGTTTGCAATCAAGGCGTCTGCAGTGACAGTTCAACATGTAGGTGTATACGCACCACGCTTGGAGGAAATCAAATGAGACTAGAAGGCTTTGTGGAAAAAGGTTGGGGCCATGAGAACATTTGGGCAACCAACGAAAAGTATTGTGGCAAACTGATGAAGTTTAATACTGGTGCCAAGTTCAGCATGCATTTTCATCAGTTCAAAGAAGAAACCTGGTATGTGCTAGACGGTGAATTTATTGTCAAATGGATTGATACAAAAACAGCACAAGAGCATTCACAGCATCTCAAACCCGGTGATGTCTGGCACAATGAACCCTGCAAGCCACACCAGCTGGTTTGCCAGGAATCTGGCACAATCATAGAAGTCAGCACACCTGACTCAGTAGAAGACAACTATAGAGTAGCACCAGGTGACAGCCAGGCTAAGGCTGGCTAAGACGAACGTTACGATCGTCAGAATAGCGTTTTGTGATCAGTGGCAGTTTAGCATCGTCCAGTAGTTCGTGTTCATAGAATGCATCGTCAGACCAGTGCTGCTTGATAGCTTCAATAACGCTTTTGTCTTGGCACAAGATCCCTAGTCCACCAGAGTGTACAAATCTAATTTTTGATTGTGGAATGTTTTGGAACACACGTTCCACATCATCAAAACTCATCACATCATGCATGAGCACCACAGTTTTGTCATGAAAAAATCTACTCCAGTTTATCACGTCGTGAGTAACTGCATCTCCTGTGTGTAGGCCGTCGATGTGCAAGATATCAATTTGCTCAGTCCAGGTTGCATTCACATTGTCAAACGTATCTTTGATCAGCTGCACATTGTCAAATCCATTTGTGGTTTTAAAGTCTGTAACAGACTGATACTGTGCTAGGTCTCGTTGTCCAGCATGCGCATCGCCCTCAAACGTGTCAATTCCGTACACTTGCCCGGGGTTGTTTTCGGCCAAAACAAACGTGCTATACCCGTAGTCCACACCAAGTTCAACTGTGATTTTGGGCTGTACCAGCTGTACCAACCAGTGTGCAAACCCACGATGTCCTTTCCATGCGCTAGGAATGACTTCTATATCTTGTTTCATGCAGTATTTATAGGGCATTTTGTACTAACCTAAGTATTATTGTTTGTCCATAAATACTGGATACAGATGGTATCCTATGCAAACAATTGAAGTTTTTTCTTACAAAAATATACTGGAAATTCAGGTCATAGATCCTGCTATCTTCACAACAAGGAACAGGATCGTGTACAGCAGACCTATAAAAATCTATCAGGGCATTGATAACCCCATCCACGTCGTGACTAAAAATCAAGATCAAAAAAGTGTTGATCTAACAGGCTACACCATAGAAATTGGCATCCAAGACTATGAAAATGGATTGACTGTGTCGGTATTTGCTGTGTCTGCATTTACATGGACTCAAGGACTTGGGCAGTTTACTATCCCAGTTGACACGGTAAATTTGCTAGACCAGAGATATTACTGGCTCACTGCCAGATTGGTCAATACCACAACCAATGCACTACAACCACTTTATATTGATGACAATCATGAAGTGCGACTGACACTACAAGTATTGCCAGCATACTATCAGAGCATAGCACAAGACCTAGAGCTAAACGATGGCATCATAGATTCAGGAGTCATCTAATAATGACCACAGCAAATATACAAATTAGAGAAGTACTATTCAAACGCGGTAATACTTCAGCCGCAGCAAACTATACAGGACCAGTTGGTTCCATTGTTATTGACACAGGGCTCAACACCATACGTATCCAGGACGGTGTAACACCGGGCGGATTCTCAGCGTCACAAGGCATCCAAGGCACACAGGGCAATACAGGGCCACAAGGATCACAAGGCATACAGGGCAATGCAGGGCCACAAGGATCACAAGGCATACAGGGTATACAAGGAAATACAGGCGCACAGGGCGTGAGCGTGACCTTGGTTGGTAACGTTGCTACTCCGGCTGGACTGCCCGGATCTGGATCAGCCGGCCAAGGTTATATCGTAAGCAGCGTGGGCAATCTATATATTTGGAATACCATTACCACATCATGGAATGATGTGGGGCCAATATTTGGTCCACAAGGCATACAAGGATCACAAGGCATACAGGGCAACACAGGCGCACAGGGCACACAAGGCATACAAGGCAATACTGGCGCACAGGGCACACAAGGCATACAAGGCAATACTGGCGCACCAGGAGCAGTTGACTACAGTTTACTGACTGCTATCAATGCAAATATATCTGCAGCCAATGCTGCCGTTGCTGGAGTACGGGCCAATGTAACAGCAGCCAATACAAGCATTAACACTATCAATGCTAACCTGGGCACTGCCACCACCAACATCACCACATTGTTCACTAATGCAGCCACACAAGCAACTGGCATTACAACTCTTGATGCTAACCTGGGTACTGCCACAACAGATATCACATATTTGTTGTCCAATGCAGCCACACAGGCAACTGGCATTGCCACTATCAATGCAAATATATCTGCAGCCAACTCAGCTGTGACTGCGTTAACTGCCAATGCAGCCACGCAAGCCACAAGCATTAACACTATCAATGCTAATCTAGGCACTGCCACAACCAACATCACCACATTGTTCACTAATGCAGCCGCACA